GAAGACCCAGATATGACCAAAATGTCGGCGGACCGCTATGTAATTCATGCTATGCCATGAACATAACATATAGGGTACCGTTATGGTTTTTTACAACACATTTCTATAGTTTTTTTTAATTTAAAACAAACAATTAGCTAGCCCTGACACCTGTTTCCATCGCGACACCGCCGGGGCCACGCGGAAGTAGGGTGAATATAAAAGAAAAGGCTAGGCGGAGCCGACGGCGGTGGCGCCGCCAGCTTAGCCCGAAGAACTACCCAGCCTAGGGGTCCTTGAAGTATGTCTTCCATGAATAACCAACCTTGACATCTGTATCACCTTCCGCTGCAATTAGGTTAGGATCATAGACCCAATAGAGGCAATAGAAGTCTCTATCTTGGTTGATGTCGCCGTTCAACTCCTGTTCGCAGTTGATCTTAACCTTAGGCCATATAGCAAACTTGAAAGTGTCTATAGCCCAGCCATTAGCACTGTTCCTGCCTGTTCCGCAGTGATGGATCTTGTCATAGTGCGTCTTGTACTTCTTCTTGTCAATTGGGTAGAACATTGTAGCCGGAGTACCGGCTATAGTTGTCCACGGGACCTGCTCGCTTTTAGTATCAGTGAATATATTATCTCCGGTACCGGGAGCGAACGCTTGACCTTGTTTCCTGCCTTCTATGACTACAACCCTGATTAGAATGGGTTTTATCACGCTCCCTCCCTGACTAGGCATGGCTACGAAGTCTAGGCGGAACCTAGTACCCAGGTACATGTACTGTTGACCGTACCTAGTCTTCCATTCCTCACTTAGCAGCCTGCCTGTTGAGCTAGACTGCTGGATGTCTGTAATGCCGAAGCCATTGTAGTCATTACTGTTGAACAACTGTGTGGTGCACTCCCCAATTGTTTTGGTCTCCACTTCTTTGTACATCACCTTCTTAATCTTCTTAGTCAAGTTCCGGGATCTCTTACGCCTCAACATGGTCCCAACTCGAGTACCGCGTCGCCGATATGTCGGCTGGCGCCTCTTGTAACCCCGTCGTAACGGCATGATTTGAATTCAAATCGTCAACGGACAAAGTGAAAAACTTCGAGAGAATTAGTTAGAGACACAATCCCACAACGGAAAGGTTTAAATTGTGCGATTAATTTACCAGGTTTGCTAGAAAGGTGTCAACCTTCATTATTACCTAGCAAACCTCGGTGTCGGTGCCATAAAATTGCAGCGACGCCTCAAACAATGAGTGTACGTTCTAAACGCTGGTGCTTTACGATCAACAACTACACCGATGCCTCCCTTGTTGCCCTCGACGCGCTCGAATGTGTCTACCTCGTCTACGGCCGTGAGACCGCGCCCGGAACAGGTACGCCGCACCTTCAGGGCTTCGTTATCTTCGCCAACGCGCGACGTCGGTCGTCTCTCGCCCTCCTCTGTCCTGGACATTGGGAGCCTACAACAGGACCTTCCGTCGCAGCAGCTGTTTACTGCAAGAAGGACGGAGACTTCACAGAACGAGGCACCGCCCCAGTAGGGCAGGGTAAGCGCACTGATCTGCAGGCGATCATGGATTGGCTTGACGAATTCATTGCAGACAACGGCCGCGCTCCTACTGAACGGGAGGTCGCCCTCCAACAACCCATTGCCCTTCTTAAACGTCTTGATATCATGCGTGTTGCTCGTCTTCGTGCCCCTCCTCCCAAGCTGCGTGAAGGAGAACTCCGGGAGTGGCAGCAATTCTTGGAGACTGAACTGGAGAACGACGCTGATGACCGTTCTGTTTCTTTTTTTGTTGATCCAACTGGTGGTAAGGGAAAGACGTGGTTCCAGCAGTATTTATTGACCAAAAGACCTGATGATGTGCAGGTTCTTGGTGTTGGAAAACGCGATGATATGTGCTATGCGATCGATGCTTCTAAATCTGTCTTTCTGATCAATGTCCCTAGAGGAGGAATGGAGTTCCTGCAGTACACTGTCCTCGAGCAGCTCAAAGACCGAATGGTATTCTCAACCAAGTACCAATCCGTTCTGAAAACGCTGTCCAAGGCTCCCCATGTTGTTGTCTTCTGCAATGAAGACCCAGATATGACCAAAATGTCGGCGGACCGCTATGTAATTCATGCTATGCCATGAACATAACATATAGGGTACCGTTATGGTTTTTTACAACACATTTCTATAGTTTTTTTTAATT